CATGTAGTATTCCTGTGAGAAAGCTACACTACTCGTCATCATAACGAGTGATAAAATTAGTTTGTTCATTTGGTTTTAATTTAGTTGTTAATAGTCCTCTGTTGTAAAAGCTGCTACGCATATTATAGCGAGAGCTAATGCCGTAATAGTTATTAGTACATACATACTTTTAGAATTACTGCGCATACTACTGCGCATGATAGTGAGTGCCCTGCGAGCGACAAAACTACGATGTGCTGTAGTCTTGCTGTACGCTTGGGTTGTGAATTAAAAAAAGCTCCGAAGAGCTTTCTTTTAAGACCACAATGCACCTGATGCTTTAGCACGTGGTGTACGTAACGGAGCGAATGCTTCGTTTGTTTTAACGACGAAGTCGGTAGTAGCTATAGTATAGCCGTCGAGTTTGTCGTTGTAGTACGTCTGCACTTGAAGTCTTAGGCTCAGTAAAGAGTCAGCGAACTTGGACAAGTCAAACGATGCCTTGTTTTCTCTAAGGATAGAGTAAAGCTTAGACGTACTACCCGATAGCTTGAAGTTAGACGCGAAGTCTGACAAGCTTTCGAATTTTACTACACCGTCGTCATCGCACATACCCAAGATAGCTTTAGCTACGTTTGAGTTTGCTTTTGGCAAGTTGGTAGTATAGTTATATAACGCAATGTCTTGTGCTATATCTTTCACGGTCTTGTTTGGAAAACGAAGTGTGAAAGTAAATTCGTTGTTATCAGTAGCCAATGAAGGGAATGATAAACGAAGTAAAGCTTGGTCGTACTCTTCTGCAACATCGTTGCGAGTACGTTTAGCTTTGGTGTCAACAAAAGAGTTGACGTGTGCGGTTACGTCTGCGTGAGCAGAGTTAAGACGCATTGGACTTTTTACGTCGGCCACGACGTTACCTGCAGTTAATAGAATATCTAACATGGTAAGTTTCCTGTGTACGATGCTCAAGGATGGTGTATTTAGAGCAAAGGCTTACGTGATTACATTTATCGTAAGCAATTAATAAAGAATATAAAGTGCAAAACAAAAGAAATGCACTAATAACAAAAGAGAAAGCTAGCAGGCAACGGGAGTAAACACACACAGCACGCACCCAACGTATTGTAAGAGAGCGAAGCTCTCGAAACTTTTTGTGTGAGTTAAAAAAGAAAGGCGTTAGCCTTTCTGTTACAGTCTTCCGTAAGAATAATCTTCGATGTACTTTTCGATTTGCCACTGAACAATGCGTTTAGCAAGTTCTTCTCTTAAGATTGTGTTGTCAATCTCTTGTTGAGTGTAACCGTCTTCAACCTCTGTTACTTTCCAATCGTCAATGCTGTCTTGAATGTTAGCTTTGATTTTGTGGTGTGCTGCGATTTTTGCTTTGTACTCATCTCTTGTTATCATGGTGGTAAAGTTTAATAGTTAATAAATGTTTATAGTGTGTTACATACTTAAATGAATAAGCACTGCACCAAATATTGTACGCAAGCTACTTGACAATGTCAAATATTTGTTGTACCTTTGGTGGGTAAGTGGTAAGATAACGTAATACCACGTTAGTTACTTAAATAAACAAGTAACACACTAATTACAGAAGAGAAAGCTTACCGATACAAGCTTAACGCACAGTAAACAAACTGTTACTCAAGCAGTTAGCAACTAACAACTACTACAAACGTTAGTGATTATCGAGGTTTATGGGGTTGTAGAGGTGTTCCACACACACATACACACGCAGAGTTTTACAAACGAAGTGCTCGACGTTTAGGAGCAAAAGCGACATTTCTTACAATAGGGTACGGTATCCAAAGTTTTGGAGCGAGCGGGGCACTGTAGTATAGTACATCCGCACTCAGAAATAAATAAAAAATTTTTGCGTATGTTTGTAAAACACAACACTACTAAATATAAATAATATGCCATACAAGAAAAAAGAAACAGCTAAGGGTTTTAAAACCTCTACTGCTAAATCAGCCAAGAGTTATGAAGAATCTGCAATGAAGGTACGAGATATAGGTTCGTATAAGAAGGGTGGTAAGATGAAGATGGGTAGCTATAAGGATGGCGGGATTATACAGCACGACTAATTAATAATGCAATAATATATAATGAGGTTTTTGGTTGGAAAAGGGGTCTGTAATGGGCCTCTTTTTTTTTGTGTATAATTGTTAGTACGATATATTTACTATCTTTACAATATGGAAACAATGGATAAGCAAAGAACAAAGTACGGTATAGTTGAGAAGATGCCTAACGGAAGAATATTTGGGTACGTAAATGTATTTGAAATGTCGGAAGAGCAGGAATGGGAGATTCTAGAGAACTATATCGATTTAGGTTACGAGCCTTTAGAGAACAAGTATATAATGTCAGGGGGTAATATAGACTCACTGGGGTTTAATTTTGTAGACGAGGACGGAATACAGCAGGAAGGAGAAGTAGAGTACGTCAACCACGGCATACTTATAATGAAAACAAAACTTAAAATACATGTACCTACTCAAGATTAGTAAGCAAGGAAATATAATTGAGGACGATGGTATATATGGAATCCCTGAATTTAAGTCAGTAATGGAAACTTCAGGTCTTGGGAATAAAGGCCTAATGTATGTATCTTATATTGCCGACTATGATTCTCCATATAGGCACTACAACGAATCCGAAAGGATGCGTGTAGTAGCTAAAGATTTGTTTGGAAATTATGATTGGAAGGGTACGAAAAATAAAAAAATTGCTGACGCAATAGCTAAGTATAAAGAGTTAGAGTACGACCCGCTGGATGCTCAGTTGTCTGCCTTTAATGAAAAGATAGACGAGTATACTACATTACTAGATAGTGTTAAGATTAATATAGAAAACGCAGCAGACATACAAAAGGTTATGATTGGTGTGGAGAAAATACTTATTACAAGGCAAAAGCTTTTAGATTCTATAGAAAGAAGGGGAGAGCGTTCTAAGATTGCTGGTAATAGAGAACTAAGTTATCTAGAAACATTGCAGAGCCAAAAGAATGTATGATATAAAAAAATACGCACCCTTAATTCATGAGGGAATACCCCATTTAAACCCTGAAAGTATAGCTTTTAGAGAGTTTTGGGACACTCAAATAGAAAGATGTAAGAATGGATTCAAACCTAAAGGTATGGATGCCATTACTGGTAAGCATTATTACTATTTAAACTTCTATAAAATCTTAGGTAGCGACGGAGTTAAAGGCAATAGCCGTAAGACTCTTATATCTCCATGGTATAGAGACATGGATAAGGCTTACTTTGACCTATTCGATACTTGTAAGCAAGAAGAAAAAGGTATGATTGTCATTAAGGCAAGGGATAAAGGGTTCTCTTATATGAACTCAGGGATACTTGCTCATGAATATACCTTCTATCCATACAACCACGTTGGCGTAGCTGCAGGATTACAGGTTACTGCTACCTCTTTCTTTGATAAAGTTAAAGCGGGGCTTAATAATCAGCACTCAAACTTCCGTCATTCTCTATTAAAAGACGGGGATGAGATAATGAGGTCTGGATATAAGATAAAAGATAAAGAAGGTAAGTGGGGTGTAGGAGGTTTTCAGTCTACTATACACTGCCGAACCATGAGTAATCCAGAAGTATACAAAGGGGAGCGTCTTTCTGTTATGATATTTGAAGAAGCAGGGGAATTTAAGGAACTCTTAAACGCTTATATGTCATCTAAAGCTTGTTTTATGGATGGGGATGTACAATATGGCGTACCTGTTATTGGTGGAACAGGGGGTGATATAGAAGCAGCATCTAAAGACTTTATGGAGATGTACTATAACGCAGATGCCTTTAACCTTATACCTATGTTTATTCCTGCGTCCATGTGCTACCATGGATATTTTAATATGAAAACAGGTATTTCTGATAGCGACAATGCAACCAAAGCACTCAAAGAAAGAAGAGAAAAACTGCAACAAGCTGGTAATCAGAAGGGTTACAACTTAGAGCTACAAAACTACCCTTTGTCTGTAGAAGAAGCATTCTTACAAACTAAAAACTCTAGGTTTAATGTGGCTAAGATAAACGCACAAAGAAGTGAGATACTTAGTAGTGAGTCTTTACAAGGGCAAATACAAAGCGGTAGACTTGAGTGGGTAGGTGATAGCATGGAGGTAGAGTTTGTGTTAGATAAAACTGGTCCTTATAAAATATTAGCACACCCTAAACCTGAACTTAAAGGGCTTGATATTGGAGGTATTGATTCTTATGACCAAGACCAATCGTCAACAACGTCGTTAGGTAGTGCTATTATATTCCGTAGATTTTACAATATGGAGATAGCAGGAAACTACCCAATAGCCGAATATACAGAGCGTCCAGAGACTGCAGAAGAGTTCTGGGATGGATGTTTAAAATTAGCCGTATATTACAACGCGAAAATGTTAATAGAATATACACGTATAGGCGTTATAGGATATTTTCAGCGAGCTGGCGGAAAACAATACTTAAAAGAGCGTCCTACAACAGCACACTCTCCTAAGACTGTAAACAGAAATAAGTACGGCTTGCAAATGAACAAGCATACTAAAGCTGTTATGGACCAGTTTATAGATAAGTATGTAGAAGAGAATTGTCAAGACATTTGGTTTATAGACCTACTTGATGAGCTTAGTGTATATGGACTAAAGAACACAGATAGGGCGATAGCTTTTGGTTTGTGCTTAGTACATGATATAGACTTATACGACAAACAAGTAAAGAAAGAACAATACAAAGAAAAGAGTCTTGGTTTTGTATATTACAAAAGAGAAAACGGAAAATTGATACCTTATAAAGAATAATAAAATGAGTAACTTCCCAAAACAATTTATACCAGACAATGAAAAAACTGATGAATGGTGTAAAGAAAACATTGACGCTATTGTAAAACAGCTTTCACACCAAAACGCTGAAGGTTCTACTAGTGATTACGATAAGGATGTTAGAAACTATAGACTTTACAATGGTGACTTAGAGTATGATGACTACAGCTACGTAACAGAGCAGTATAACATGCCTTCTCCTGCTACTATGGCTAACTACCCTATCACACGTAACAAGATTGATTTACTATGTAATGAAGACCTTAGTAGACCTTTGGATAAAAGCGTGTTTGCAATTAACATGGATGCAGCTTTAAGAAAAGAACAATTTAAAGTGTCTCTTATTGCTAATAGTTTATTAGCGGAAATAAACTCAGAGGTAGAAAATGAGTTTGGTATGGAGTTAGAAATGGATAATAAAGAATACCCTATACCTGACGACATTGATTTATTTATGAGGTATCAGTATAAGGAAGTTATTGAAGAGTCTATACATGATGGCTTAGATTACCTTACCCAGAAATATCAGCTTAAGCACTTGTTTAAAGAAGGCTTGAGAGATATGCTTGTAACAGCTAAACAATTCTATAAGGTATACATTAAAGATGGTGACCCTTATGTAAGACGAGTAGACCCTAGAACTTTTGTATATGATAAGTCGATAGAGTCTGATTTCTTAGATAGAGCACAATGGTGTGGAGAAGAGCGATGGCTAAATGTCAACGAAGTAATAGACGAATTTAGAGATGAGCTAGATGCAGATGATATTAGAGAGCTAGAAGAAATGCGTCAAGCGACTAATGACCATTTAGATAGGTGGAACGGAATCTTTAATTGGGTTGAAATAGATGAGTCAAAAACTGTAAAGGTACGTGTAGTATCTGCAGAGTGGAAGTCTATAAAGGCATTGAAATTTAAGGTATCTGAAAATAAATACAATCCTGAACGACCATTTAGAAAAGCAATAGGTGACAACTATAAAAAACGTAAAGGGGAAACTATTGAAACTAAATATGTTGATGATGTATGGGAAGGTACGCAAATAGGTGGTAAAATTTTAGTTAACTGTCAAAGACGACCTAACCAGGTAAGGTCTGTTGATGATGCGGGTACTACCGACCTTTCTTACGTTGGAGTAGTATTTAATCATACAACTGGTAAACCTACAAGTTTAGTAGATATACTAAGTCATATACAAATGCTATATAACATTGTTATGTACCATATTGAACTAGCTCTTGCTCGTTCTGGGGGTAAAGCTGTAGTTTATGACGTATCCCAAATGCCAACTGAAATCGGTATGGATATGCAAGAGGTAATGTATCACCTTAAGAATGATGGTATAATTCCTATCAACTCAAGGGAAGAAGGTGGGGATACTGCTTCATTTAATCAGTTTCAACAAGTAGATTTTACTTTATCTAATTCCGTACAGCAGTTAATTAATTTAAAGCTTATGCTTGAGCAAACTGCAGGGCAAATTTCTGGTGTATCGCCACAAAGAGAAGGTGCTGTCGAACAGTACGAATATGTTGGTAATGTGCAAAGAGCTGTAACTCAGTCTTCTATATCTACAGGAGGTTGGTTCTACTCGCACAACGAAGTAAAGAAAAAAGTATTTGATAAGCTTGCTAACTTAATGAAGATGTCTTGGGCTGGCGGTAAGAAAGCTGCATACGTTCTAGGTGATGCAGGATATAAAATGCTTAACGTACTTCCTGATGTAGCTCTTAATGATTATGGTATTTTCTTAGGAGATGCTGGTAAAGATGATGCTCTTAAGCAATCTGTACAACAAATGTCACAAGCGGCTTTGCAGTCAGGTTCTATTACACTGTTAGATGCTCTTAAAGTTCTTAAAGCTGATACAATGACTGAAGCGCAACATGTTTTAGAGCAAGGTATTGACGCTATGAAAGAACAGCAAATGCAACAGCAAGAACAAGCTATGCAACAACAGCAAGCTGCAGCAGAGGCTCAACAAGCTGCTTCTCAGGCTGATATGCAAATGAAACAAATGGAGATTGATGGACGAATTAAGGTTGCGCAGATTAATGCTGAAGCAAGAGTTGTAGCTCAGGAAGTAGCTTCTGACGCAAACAGAGATATTGATGACTCAAGAGAAAAAAATAAACTATCTCTAGAAAAAGTTAAAGCTGATTTTAATTTTCAACAAAAAGAAAATGATGCTAAAAACGCTAGGCGTACAGAGTCCAGAAAAACAATAGAAAAAAAGTAATATATTTGTAAACAGTTAAAAGCAAAACAAAATGGCAGAAGAAAGCAAATTAATTGAAGACGCAGTATCGTCTACAGAAGAAACACCGCAAGGTTTTGACCCTAGTTCATTTTTAGGACAGGAAGTTGAGTCAGCAGAAGCGTTGACAGAAACTACAGAAACTGAGGAAAATGTAGAAACAGCAGAAGTAGCTGAAACTCAAGAGGTTGAAGAATCTGATGATTTTTCTTGGGATAGCGTTGAGGTAGAAGAACCTCAAGCAGAAGCTACAGAAGAAGTTACAAATACTGAAGAATCAACTGAAGAAGACTCAGATTGGGATGAAACGGAAGAAGTGCAAGCTGAAGCTGCACCTGAACTCGATTGGAACGAGCTGAGTAAAGAAGCAGGCATAGAGGCTAGCAGTAAAGAAGAGTTTTTAGAAAAAGTTAAAGACGCTTTAAAACCGCAAGTAAAAGAAAACGAGGTAATCGAAAACCTTAACTCTTATTTAGAGCTCACAGACAAAGATTTAGTTATCGCTGATATGAGAGCATCAAAGTATGAAGATGAGGCCATAGAAGACACGATAGATAGGTTGACGGATGCAGGACTACTCAAGCGAGAGGCTACATTAATACGTCAGCAACTAAATAAGCATATTCACAACGAAAAGGATAGGCTTAGAACAGAAAAGCAGCAAGGAGAAAAGCAACAAGAGGAAGCTTCGCTTAAATCAAAAAAAGAACTTCAAAACTTCATTAAGAAGAAAGAAGAGTTTTTTGGTGGAAAGGTTTCCCAGAAAGAAAAGAAACGACTGTATAGTTATATAACCAAAGGGAATTTTGCCCAAGATATTTTTGAGTCTCATGCCAATGTTGCGGAGGCCGCTTTTCTA